GGGCCAAAAGAAAGTCAAGGAGGAACGGGTATAGCAGCATGTATTTGGGGAACACAATTTGAACCTTTAGCAAAAGAGATATATTCAGATATTCAGGGTGGAGCAGAAGTCGTAGATACAACCTGTGTCGTTCATCCGATTCATAAGTTTATCGGTGCGTCTCCTGATGGAATTGTCTTAATGAAAGATAGGTTGGATTATCGTTGGGGGAAGTTAGTTGAGTTTAAGTGTCCTATCAGTCGCAAGTTTACACAGGAGAGTCCTATACCAAACGATTATTATCACCAAATGCAACTACAGATGGAATGCACAAATATAGATGAATGTGATTACGTAGAAATGGAATTCAAAACCTGTGGAAAGACGGAATGGACTGCTTCTACTTCACCTTACAAAGGAGTATATGCCATCTACGATAACGGAAAAGTAGATTACAAACCAAAAGAGATGGATTACACAGTATGGCGAAAGTCCTTAGAAGGTGAAGAGTTTCGTATTCTTTACTGGACCTTGAACAACATCCGTATTGAAAATGTTCGTCGAGATCTTAATTGGATGAAAGAACACTTAGATGATTTTATTGAGTTCTGGAAGATGGTGGAAGACTGTCGTCGTGATCCATCTAGAATAGAGCATTATATCCCCACCACTGTCCAACCCGATGTCCAGTCTGTTCCCCCTTTGGAGGTTTGTGAAAGTCCGAAGCCCGCAAGTGCGTCGTCTTCTGAGCGTAAGACGACAATTCGCCTGTTTCTTGGAGACGCTGACTTGTGCGATCAAGAAATTCAGGAACCCCAAAACCTTCACGAGATCCAGAAAGGAGAACTCCTGCAACAATAAGTCCTGCGATAGCCAAAGCAAGAAGTGTTGTATTTTTCATTCCGTATTATGTAAAATGGATAAAACAATTACAGGAAAGAATAATAACATACACAGATGCCGACTACTGACGAAATCCTTCGCCTCATGCTTTCCCAACGCGGAATCAATACTGAAACGCAAGAAGTCATTGAGTCTGACTTTCCTGCTATCGTAACCAAGATCTCAAACGTTATTGTATTCACCAGTAACCGTGCCAGAATACACGAAAAAGATATTCCCGTAATCGTAGATTTAACTCGACAATATGGTGGAACATTAGGTATTATTATTGTTCCTATCCCCGCGTCTGAAAAGGTTCTACAAACAATTTGTCAATACTCTGATGTTCTTCAGTTGTTTCACGTTGCTCAATTAACGTTCGATATAACTAAACATCGCTACGTTCCCGCTCATCGTATCATCACTGAAGACGAAGGAAAAGCATTATTTGAAAAGTTTGGAATTGACTTGAATAAGATTACTGATAAAATGCGTCAAGACCATATTGAACTTACTGCTGAACAACCATTACTTCCACAGATTGCAATGAAACACAAGGAATACATGCCCATGCCATTTATCTGGTCTCAAGATCCACCTGCTCGTTGGATTGGTGCTAAACCAGGTGATATAGTTGAAATTATGCGTCTTTCTGAGACAGCAGGTGCGACACCTTATTATCGATTTTGTGTAGCAAGTGTATAATATAGATGAACAAGGACTTTGAGGATCTTCTTGCTCAGTATAAGTCTAACTACGTTCAATTTTTGTCTACTGGAAACACTGCGTATAAAACAGCATACGAGAATGCCCAAGATGCGATTGAAAATGCTATTCAAAAACGTCAGGCAGAAATAGAAGAACAAAAACACGATATGAAACACTTCGCAAAATCATATGAAGAAGGTAATAATGAACTTTCCGACATTTATGATAGTGCTTCTGGACTGTTTCAGAACGCACAAACGATTGAAGACACATATCGAGCCGCCAAAGAACGATATGAATCCCAAGAACAAGGACCAGCAATAGATATTTCTACTGGTTATGCTTTCTTATTTCGATTTGGATTAATCTTAATCATCCTTCCAATCATATTTTTAGTTTGGTATTGGGTTCCATCTATACAGTCGTTGTTGCCTGCGCAGACTGGAGTCCCAACGATGTCTTCAGCGAGTCAAACGACTTCTGTATAGCGGCATTTATTGATTCTACAGTTGGTATTGTAATTGTTGGAACAGTTGGTGTAGTAGGAAGAACAGTTGTTTGTGTTTCAGTAAACATACTACTCACAAATAAGACAAATACAACGAATAAAAGAATAACGATTCCTAAAATCCAAATAGTATATGTACTTTGAGGAATAATAGATTGTGACTGCATGTCCTTGTAAAGACGAGTAAGTTTTACAAGTTCATCTTCATCTGTTCGTAATTCTTCTAATTGTTGTTTATATTGATTAATTGCATCTTGCATTGATTCGGTAGATTGAACTGATAAAACAGATTGTCCTTGATTGTATATACTTTGAATCTTGTTTACTAAACTAACAAGTTGTTCATTTAATGAAGTAATCTGAGGCAGCATTGCTGATCTTTTTCCTTGATCTTCTTCATGTAAAGCAGCATTAATTGTTTGAACATATTGATCTCTTAATTGTCCGTATTGTTCAAGGTATGCCTGAACATTATTATAGTTACTTGTGTCATATTGAGCACTCAAATCACCACCTTGATACAACTGTTGAGGAGTCATTGTAGTCGTCGTCATCAGAGTAGGAGATGGTGAAGAAGGTTGTGGTGGTGAACTTGTTGTACTCATTACTATTTATAAATATCAAATTATCTAGAAACTATATAAGAAGCAATGGGTTCTTACTCCCAAGATTTTGAAAACAAATCAAGTAATCTTTTGGGATATGTCCAGTCTCAATTATCGCAAGTTGTTGGTTGGAGTCCATTACCCGGTCAGTTAAACAAAATAGTAGCATCCTCTGCTGGTTACGTTTGGGGATTTAACTATACAGGAACTATTTATAGTTGTCGTGAACCATGTGATGGAACAAACTGGAAAGCTGTTTCTCAACAACCACCTGGAATCATTGGCATGCCTATTGATATCGCAGTTGATGGACAGTCTGTATATGTTCTTTACAACGCAAAAGCAGCACCAACCGTTTCATCCTCTGTTTCTACAGATCTTCAAACAGGAAATATACCAATCGGTGATGTAGGTATGCCTCCAGGACATATCAATATTGGAAGTGGTTATGTAGTTGTTAGTAGTTCATTCTTAGGAAATAATGCTATACCTGTAGCATCCGCCATCAGTCAAGGACAAACATATACTGCAACACTTACAGATAATACTGGAGCAACCGCTTCCTTTACAGTTACTTCTTACGGAACAAATCCATCATGGCAAGGTCCTCCTTGGATGTACACTTTTTACGGTAATGACGGAGATTCTCATTCATTAACAACTAAATTCGCAAAGTCTCAAACACTCTCCCTTAAATTATCTAAGAAAGTTGAAGTCACTTCTACACAATCAGGTAATGCTTTAACATTTGCCTCTCAACAAGTAGACGGTTCAGGAAGTTGGAGTTCTCAAACTGTTCCAGGTTCTCCTCCTTCCAATCCAACAATCAACATTACCGATCAGTTCATATTTGTGGGAAACCAAGGATGTTCTAAACCATGTACTACTGGAAACTGGGTTCCTATTTCTTCTCCACAAGGAAGCACAGGAATTGTTGCTGCTTCAAGCGGATCAACTTATGCTACGGTAAACAATGGAGGTGTAACCAACGTATACTCAAGTTCAGGATCAGGTCAAGGAGGATGGACCGCACAACCTGGATTAGCAGGTAAAACACCGATCGCAGTCGAAGCAGATAATCAATTTTTATATGCCAAAGATTCTGGTTCTGGAGGTATTTACCGTTGTGCTGCTCCTTATTCTGACGAAGAATCGTGTCACCCTGTCGATACGAACGGCGCTACTGTTTCAGGTAATCATACAATTTCGGTAAATCCACGAAACTATCAAACATATATTGCAGCATCTACAAACGGTTCTACTGGTAATATGTATCAGCGTCTAGACCAAGGAAGTATAAACTATGCACCAGTCTTAGAAGAAACAAAGAACTACACAGACCAATTAGATAAAACTGTAAACTCTCTTGGTGATGCTACTGTAGCACAAGCATCTGCATTATCTGCTGCTGAAACACGAGAAGAAGCAGTGAGTGCTATTAAGAAAGTTACAGATTTAAGAAATAAGTTCAGAGAAACAGATGATAAAGCAAAAACATTGAAAAGTAAGATTTTAAATGATAAACCTCTTGTAACACAAAATCGTCTTTTACCACTTCAGATAATACTATACACTTTAATATTTACAATCATATTTCACTTTATTTTAAGTTATTTCTTATCACCAAATATCGTCATGGGTATTACTATGACAATTATCTTGATTGGTGCTATAGTAGCATATAGTTATGCTGGTGTGAACTTCAATGTTTCATTTGTCGCATAATAACAAGATGAGTGAAGTTGTTACGGATGCAGATAGAGCACAGTTTCGAGCTTTAGGAAATATGACTGCTTCACCAGAAGAAATACAATCCGCTTTTGAGACATTTCAGCGTGCGTCTCAAAATCGTGATAATGACCCCGATGCCTTCCAAGCAGCGCGTTTCCGTTATTATGGTTTGAAGAATGGTCCTGAATGGATGGAACAAGAAAAGAGACGCATTAACGCACAGAAGATGGAACCTGTTCTTGATAAGTATCGTAGTCAGTATCAAGATTTAGATGCTCAAGGAGAAGTTCAAAAAGGATACACGGATAGTATTGCAACTATTCGCGATAAACAATCATCATTGAAACAGGGAATCATGGGAAATGTGGACTTTCTAGGTAATTTATTATCAGACAAGGAACGCAAAATATCTGCCTATAATCGTTTAGTTGATTTAACAAATCCTAAAAATTCTCCAAATGTTATTCCTAATCCAATTGCCGCTTACTTTGCGTTATATCCTCCTTCTGTTCTCATATTTCTTGATATTCTTCTTGCCGTTATGATTCTTGTAGTTGTTGTAATTGTAGTCAGTAAAAACAGCGGTGCTTTTTCTTTTATTCGTTCATGGTTTCCTACGCAAGTAAGTACTCCTTCATTAGGGGTAAAGAGTTAAAATACATATTGTGTAAAAATATGTGTGTGTTTCCCCATGGAGTAAAAAAACGACACCAAGCACCTGATAAAGATAAAGCATCAAAGGTTGGAAGAGAGAACGGATCTGTATAATAAATTATATCGTTCAAAGCATCCAAAAGGATTATTTGACCGTCATAGGTGAATGCCTTATATCCTTCCTTACAATCTACATGAAATCCGTGAAACTTTGAGATAGATGATAAATCAACTGGTTTCCATAAAGGTGTTTTAGTTATATTTATGAATGGAACCCAGACATACGAAAAGCGTAAGAACGGTTGAACATTTTTGAGACCGTGTGGAACAGTATTCACCTCAAACAAAAAAGGTATAGGTCCCCATATCTTTGTAGATTCATTTGCCATGGTAAGTATCATTTGACTGGAAATGCCTTGACCACGGTTTTCAGGTTTGACGTAATTACAGGAAACGTAGACCGCATGAAATGATTTTGTTTCGCCTATCCACTTTCCATGTTTAGCGACTAATGTTGATACGCCGTCCATCCAAATAAGAAGGTCGTCGTCGCCCATAAAGTTTCGTTTGACTTGGAAGGTTTCCGTCCAAACCGAAAATGCCCAATTTTTTGTATCTTGGTCTACATCTTTCCATTTTGAGACCCGAATGTTCGGCGAGGTAGGATACTCAAAATCTCTATCAATCATCGTGTAGGATGGACCTGCTTCTCTCTGGATTGGAAGCGTCTCCCACATTTCTTACATAAATACAAGAGAGAGATGGAGTCATCTTTAGCATACTGGTTGATACCACT